GCAGTATTTAGAGTGGTTGCACAACGGATCAAAAAAGGACAGCAAGCCAGCCTTTGACAAAGACGCAGATTTTGAAGCCATCCACGCCACAAGGCAGGGCGTTTACCACGTTACTAAGAATATGTACCGGGTAGCTATCGGCAAGCCCGCCGCGTGCGGCACAGGCGGCACGTTTGCGGTAGCTGCCATGCTGGCCGGAGCCACGCCCACCGAAGCCGTCGAGATTGCCATGCGCCTTGATCCGTACACTGGTGGCAAAGTGGTTTGCAAAACGCTATGACGCATATATTTGAAACAGCATTAAAGGTTATGCGGGGTGCCCGGCAGAAAGATTACGGAAGCCCAAAAGAAAACCTGTCAGACATTGCAAAAGGCTGGACCGTCATCGCCAAGCGTGCGATTGAGAAAGACGGGTGCATCACGCCAGCGCACGTTGCACTGATGAACGATTGGCAAAAGACATGCCGCCTTTTGAAAACTACCACGCATGATGACTCATGGGTTGATAAAGCGGCATACACGGCGATTGGCTACGAACTAAAAGAGGAAAAAAATGACTGAAAAGAAATGGAGCGATCAGTTCCCGCCTGGAGTACAGCAGGAAATTAAGCGTTATATGTCCTGGCTAGGAACCAAAGGCGGAAGTGCCGGACGCGGAGACTCGAAGCGTCGAGGCGATAGCGAATACTACAAAGCCATACGCGCCAAGCGCACACTTAAAAACAAGATCAAAGCTGCACAAGATGAAGCCGAGAAAATTTCTTCCAAGTGATTCTTGGTTTAACGTGTCTGACTGGCTGAAATCCAGGGGCAAACTGTCATGGTTTATCCATAACAGCTATTATGTGCGCGACCTGGATACCGGCAAAATTGACAAGATGAAGCGCCGGGATTTTGTGCGCTTTGTTGACGCTATGCGAATTGAGGAAGGGCTTGAGCCATTCTTACCTGACTCTAAGCCCTCCTCCAAATCCTCTTACCAACCGGAATAATTAAGTTCTTTTCATTGTAGAGCTTCTTAATTGCACGCTGTAGCGTCTTGTATCTAGTCGCCTGATTCTCATACCTGTGCATCAAAGCGTCTTGCATCTCTTGTTCTGTCGCAGTGCCAGCAACAGGAATTGCGTCTAATACATCGCGCTCATTTTGATTCAGCATTGCTGCGTTATGTTTAAGATTGGCAACGAGATCGTTCCAGCTTGCCACTAGGCTTTGTATTTTTTCACCGTCATCGTCCACGCCGATCTCTTTTGATTCTAACGTAAACCATTGTGTGTCTAGCTTGTCACCATCCTTCTGTTTAAACACTTCGAGTTGTGCAGACAGAGAATCCTTGTCAGGACGGTAGCAGCCAAGAAGAAAGTCCAGGTTAGCCGTGATTGCACTACTACCCCGTGGACGTTCACTGGCAGAGTGTCCGGTGTGATGCAAAATCAAAACGCTACACCCGTATTGAGCGCGGAGTTTTGTGTTCATGCTCCTTATGTAGTCGGCGATGTCTGTGCTGCTATTCTCGTCGCCGCTAAATGTCTGCGATAGCGTGTCAATGACAACAAGCGATGGCGGTTCCGGCAGTGCGGCAATAGCCTGGGCAAGCCTGTCAATTTCATCCTCTACCGTCAAAAGAAGTGGCGTGATGCAAATGCTAAAATTGTCAGTAATCCCCAAGCCGCGCTTTTCATGCCATGCTTTAATACGCCGATACACACCAGCGCCGCCTTCTGCTGCAACGTAGACAACATTGCCTTGCGTTGTTTTGCGGTTGCACCAGTTCAATCCGTGCGCGACATGCAAACCAAAGTCTAGCGCAATAAAACTTTTAAACGCGCCGCTTGCGCCGAACAGCATACCCATTGCATCAGCCGGGACTAAACCCTTCACCAGCCAACGTATATTGCCGCTGATTCGCTCTAGCTCATTAATGTCAACGAGCAAGCTACCGTCAGCTTCCCCGTCAATGACCGGCATATCAATGATTGGTTGTCGATACCGTTCTGCGCCAGATACCATGCGCGGTATTTCGTTGTAGCGTTCTTCCCAGCGTTGATATTCATGCGGATCAGTAGGACGCACCGCAAGCATTAGGCCGCGCAAATGCTCAACTACAGCGCCGCCACTGGTTCCGGCTTTGACCAGTTTGGAGCTTAGTTTCAATAGCGGGTCGTGGTAACTGCGATCTTTTGGTACGTCAGCAGCAAGCGCCGCAATCAATGAGGCATGATCCGCGCCAGATATTTTTGCAGCGTCAGAGTCAACGACAGTGCTGTATTGCTTGATCTGCTCTAGGTCTAATCCAAAAGCCGCGCAAGCATCAGCCAAGGAGTAGCGCGATTGTAGATCCATTGACCTCACGCGCACTGACCAGTTGTTAGCTCGGAGTTTAGTATTAACGCCATTTGGCAGTCTCAGGTAGCGCACCGCGTTGTTGCCGGATTTGTCGGCCTTGATCAACGATGCGTCTGCCATTGCTTGCATCACCGCGTCTACTGTCTGCGCGTCTGCTGCGTCCGGGTCATCCAAATCAACCAAGATGCCCATTTGATAATTGTTTTCGCTTGTCTCGATCAGCCAGCTTAGACTGCCAACCACATCATCCGGGTCTGCATCATCAGCTACCAGCGCAAGCAGTTTTGTAAAGTGTGCCTTGCTGCGTTTAAACGACCCGCTATCGTCTAAGCCAGAAAGCAATGCCGGGCAAAAATATGTGTTCTGATCGGCTGCTTCATTTATTAAAATCTGCTGCGCCGTCTTGTGTTGGTAGGATCGACCCGACCACTGTGCGTTATCAGGGCTGGTTGCGAACGCATTAACCCAGAGATATTGACCGTCAACAATTTCGCCGCTGAGAGACTCTAAAAAACTAGCGTTGTTCATGTCTCACCTACAGCGTTAATAGATCATCAATCTTTATATTCAGCCTTTGCTTTTTTGCGTGATCCAGTATCGCGCCAAAATGCCGTTGCGGTATAACACCGCTGTGACTTAGCCATCGCGTTACCGCGCTAGGCGCTATGTCTAGTACGCGAGCCGTTGCGCGAACCCCACCAATCTTATTAACGATTGAGTACGCCGGTTCTTTTTTGTGTTTGATATACACAATGATCTCCTTTTCATAGCGCCTGATTGTATCTGTTTCGGGTTGCCTTATTCTTCATTCTCCGCAATCTGGCACATCAAAGAACATTCGATTGGTTCTGGTTCCCACGGATATTCATCCTCAGGTAATTCGCGGAGAGATTTACGTTCGCCCTTCACTTTAATCTGCTTTACGCCTAGCCGATCACACAATTCAGCGTAGCGTTCAAATTCTAAGGGATGGTGCTTCTTAATGCGTTGCCAATAGGCTACCCCCGATGCTTTGCTACAAGGTATGCAGTTAGCATGGTCCATATACTCGTAAACCACGGGAAGTTTAATTCCGGCTTTCTCAACCATAGCCAAGCAATCACCCTTGCCTAAACCGTGGCGAATTAGTGGCGTATCAAGCATTACTTCTTGGTTCTGTTCTCTGAACCGTTCTGCCCGGTGTAATTCCTCCTGGGTGTATCCAAACACTTGAATGTCATCAAATTGCTCAAACCTTTGCCGTACAGACTTCTTCAACTCAACCGTACAAGGTGCGCCACTTATTCCAGCAACATACTTCCGATCCTCCCAAACTGCCCATGTGTCATCGTATTTATCGTTTTTTAAAATTGTAACTGGGTGATCAAACCAATTTTCGCAGTCTTTCAGAAACCGTAAGTTGTCAGGATGCTCGCTGCCTGGATCGGTGTAGCAAATATAAATACGAGAGCGGTCATATTCACGCAACGCCAGTTTGGTAGCTACCGCTGAAGCAGCGCCGCAAGAGAACCAACAAACAATACGGTTTTTGCCGTTATCTGTTACCTTCCTTTTAAATTTGTGGTTCATTTTCGCTCACCTTCATTTTTGAGGGGCGTTATAACTACATGAACACTCAAAACCTATCAACCAAAAAGATGTCAAAAATGGTGTTGACTTTGTGGCAACAGTGGTAGTAGCCTCATCCGCCTTAACAACAAGCAACGGAGCAAACGATGTCTTTCAATTTAAAAAGCATCCAGAAAAATTCATTAAGCGGCGCACCGAGGGTTATGCTCTACGGTGTGGAGGGGATTGGTAAAACAACCTTTGCCGCTGGCGCGCCAAAGCCTATTTTTATTCCTACTGAGGATGGGCTAGGCAATCTAAAGGTCGATCACTTTCCATTAGTGGAAAAGTTCTCTGACGTAATGGATGCCGTAGCCAGTCTCTATAAAGAAGATCACAAATACGGCACCGCTGTTTTAGACAGTTTAGATTGGTGCGAGAACATGATCTGGCGACAAGTCGAGTCTACGCATGACGCTAAAGATTTGGCGTATGGGAAAGGCGCGGTTATTGCCGCCGAGATGTGGCGTGATTTATTAGGTGGCCTTAACGCTCTGCGTAACGATAAAGGCATGGCTATTATTCTAATCGCGCATACAACGATCAAACGCTTTGACTCGCCAGAGACAGAGCCGTATGACCGTTACCAGCCGAAACTACAGGAGCGGTCAAATGCTTTGATCCGCGAGTGGTGTGACGCTGTATTCTTTGCGAACTACAAGACGCTCGTAAAGAAAGACGACATTGGGTTTAACAAGCAGGTTGCCAGAGGTATCAGTACCGGCGAGCGCTTGTTATACACCAGTGAGCGTCCCGCATACATGGCAAAGAATAGATACAAATTGCCAGACACGATCCCGATGCAGTGGGATGATTTTGAAACTGCAATCACGCAAACAATGGAAGGTAAATAAGATGCCAGAATTTTCCTTTGAACTAGATCAAGACTACGCGCCAGCGCCCGTTAAATCATACGAGCCGCTAGAGCGTGGTGACTATCAGTGCATTGTCATTGAAACCAGCATTAAGACAACCAAGGCTGGCACCGGAGAGTACATAGAGGTGGTGCTACAAGTTGTAGACGGTGAGCATAGCGGTCGCCGCCTGTGGGATAGACTCAATGTTAGCAATCCCAACAAACAGGCAGAAGAAATCGCACGCCGCCAACTTACTGGTTTATGCCAAGCAGTCGGTATGGACATGGGTAGCAAGCTGGCTGATACAGAGCAGCTACATGACATCCCTATGTCAGTAGCCGTTGACATTGATCGCAAAGACCCAACGCGAAACAGGATTGTTGCGTACAACAGCCTGGGCGCGAGTCGCCCTGCTCCTGTTTCTGAACCTGCGGCAGAGGCTCCTTCTTCTAACAAGAAGCCCTGGGAGAAGTAGCCTTGCCACAGATGCCCGATAGCCAGCACTCCACTGCTCAGAAAATATACAATTGGTATCAAGAAAAGAGCAGACCCTACCGACCACATCTCGGAGCGTCGGTTATCGGGCATTCTTGCGACAGATATTTATGGCTCACGTTTCGATGGGCTAAACAGCAAGACTTTCCTGGCCGCATACTGCGCCTGTTTGAGACAGGTAATTTAGAAGAAACTCGAATTGCCAAAGAGCTAAAAGGCATTGGCGTTGTGCTGCATACGCATGACGAGAACGGTAGTCAGATTAGCTGCTTCGATGACTCAGGACATTTTGGTGGAAGCGTCGATGGCGTAGGCAAGGGATTTCCAGAAGCAGTGAAAACCTGGGCGATCTTAGAAGCTAAGACGCACAATTCTAAGTCGTTTAAACAGCTTGAAAAAAAGGGCGTTCTTGAGGCAAAGCCAAGGCATTACGCCCAGATGCAGGTTTACATGGGTCTGATGGATTTAACGCGAGCAATGTATTTTGCCGTTAATAAAGACACGGACGAGATTTATACTGAGTGGGTTAAGTTTGACCAGACTACGTTTAACAAACTGCGTCAGCGTGCAGAAAAAATAATCTCTGCAACCGAACCTCCGCTAAGGGTCAGCGAGCGGGAGGATTGGTGGGAGTGCAAATTCTGTGACTTTAAGACTCTTTGCCACGGCGAGGAAGTTGCTGAACCAAATTGTAGAACGTGTTGTCATTCTACGCCTGTAGCAAACGGGCAATGGCAGTGCAGTAAATTTAAAACAGATTTAAATGCACCTACGCAGGAAAAGGGTTGCCAGGAGCACATCTATATTCCTCCACTGATACCCTACGCCGAGCCTGTAGATGCTGGTGACGACTGGGTTGAATACGCCCACAAGAAAACAAAGAAAACTTTTGTGAACGGCAGCGCTAACTTTAGGTCAGCCGAATTACACAAGATGCCGCCCGAAACAGTTGGCGGCACTGTTAAGAAAATTAAGGAGGCTTTCTTAGGGGCAGAAGTGACCAAGGTTGTTTCTAAGGCTGGAGGAGATGTTCTAAAGATTAAGCAGCCGCCTAAGAGCAAGAAGAAGGTGGTTTCAGAAGAACCATTTATTGACGACGAGATACCTTTCTAATGACAGGCAAGATGAGCAGAAACAAAGGCGCACAGGCAGAGAGAGAACTTGCTGCGTACCTGTCTGACGCGCTTGGAATTGAGATTAAGCGCAAGCTCGATCAGGCGCGTGAGGGTGGCGACGATCTTCAAGTAGGCCGGTTCCGAATTGAGGTAAAGCGTAGGGAAACCTTAGCGATACCTCAATGGGTTAGGCAGATAGAAGATTGCACTGAAGAAGGCGAAGTGCCGGTAGTAGCTTTTCGCCAAAACAAACAGCCCTGGCGCGTAGTTATACGCCTGGATGATTACGTCGATTACATGAAGTTTAGCCTAGAGAATAATCCCCAGGACAAGCCCAGCCAAGAATGACACTGACACAATCACCGTCATCTCTTTCTCATACAGGTCAAACAAGTGCGGGATGCCATTGACCCACGGCTTCAGCTTTTCTTTTAGTTCCATCTTATTTTCCTCTTGTTGGTGGCTTCTGACTGTTGCGTGTACCAAACCACCACAGCACGCAAGTAGTCGTTAAATAGAGAACCGTTGTGACTATAATGTTGTGAACCGTGATTGCCTGTTCTGCGCTTATAAAAGCGCCCACGCCAGCCATAATAGCCTTGGCCTCAAGATACATCATAGTCGTGATGGCGCAAAGATAGATCGTCAGCCCTGGACGCACCAAGCCGCGTATAAAATCTAACACGACAAGCATAAAGCTGGCAGTAGGGCTAATTGTAGCCTTTGCGCTGTATTGCTTTGGCTCTAGCGTAAAGGATTGAGAGAAGGATTCTTCCGCTGCCTGGGCGCGTTTGCCTTCTGCCTCTACCTCTGCCACTTGGGTACGGGCCGCCCACTCCTGGGCCATTAGCTCGCCGTCTATGCGCTTCATGTTGGCTTGATGACTGTACTCAGCTTTCTTTAACTCAATCTCTTGTTTGACTTTCAAGAAGTCAAAGAAACGCTGAAACGCGACACCGAGCAAGCCGGTTACACCGCCAGAAAAGATGCTACCAAGAAAGCCCAACACTTTTTATCTCCAATTCAAAGGATTCACGCTTCATGCTGTTTTCTAGTTTGGCTACAGCCGGTCGAGAAAGCATGATTGCTTTTTGTCCGTCCATGTGGCCTAGCTTTTCTCCTAGCGCGATGCAGCCGTAAAGCTGCGAGCGCATATTGCACGATTTGTCGCCCATAAGATTTGCGCTGTGGATTCTGATGCCTGACCTGTCTGGCACATCTCGAATCAAGTACATATAGCGTTTAAACGTAGGCGAGTAGGTCCAATCAACTTGATATATGCCTGTCGGGATGCAGCTTATGTTTCTTTGATTATTTCGATCTGGTAGCTCGCCAGAAAACAGCACGTTATCGCCAAAGAATATTCGACCAAACGTACCGTGGTTGCTACTTTCCAGGCGTTCTATCTTTACTCGCATTTTTTCCACGCGCTTTATTTATAATCTCAAAGATGTCGTATTCTTTTGTCTTTTCTAAGAACCGGGCAGTTGCGCCAAGAATGGAATAACTAACAAAGCCAACGAGTGCGCCAGACATAAGCTGCATTTCCCAATTTTCAGATGAACCTGTAATTTGTAAAATTGGAACAGCAAAGATAATCGCAGAGCCACAAGAAACAGCGCCGCGTGTAAACGCTTCGTTTATTGTTTTTGGCTTTATGTATGACATTAAAGCAAACCCACCAATAAGGCCCCCAACCGCGCTGGCTATTTTTGTTGTTATGTACGATGTTGGGTCTGCCATAGCTTAAAACTTTATTATGTCAATCAAGCGCCGGGGCGTTGTCAGTTGGCCAGCCCGTTTCAATATCAATGGCGTACACAGCCGTCGCATCCGCAGTCGCGTCAATCGTGGCACACAGCACCATCTTGCGCTTGTGGATGTCCACGATATATTCCAGGACCGCTTCTGCGAGGGCCTTAACCTGCGCGCCTGTCACTGGGGTGTGGATGGTATTATGCGCGTCTGTGAAGCCGTCTTTGTGAGGGTTTGCATTACCTCCGACAATGGCGCTGTGCAGTGCCGCAAGACGGCGCTGTGAGCGATCATCAATTTGGAATGGTGCAACACCATCTCCTTTAATGTCATGCCAGTACAGCCCACTCTCCTTGGCCTCTGCTAAGGAGGCGACTTTGGCCTTTACATCTTGCCGAGATTGCTCAATCGGCTTGTCCTCAATGGAGTAACCAATGGCAATGTCATTATCCAGGGCTGGCTCAACTGAGATACGGCGCTGATGAGGCAGGATGGGCGTGTCTGGTCTCTCTTTGACGCGCTGGTAGTTGTGAAGGTCCAACCAATCACTGTCCGGCCCACCTTTTGGGAATAACGTGCCGGGATGGCGTTTCTTCAACCAATCAAGGCCGCCACCGTCAATGATATTTTTATTTTGTACTTCTACAAATCGCACAGTCATGCTCCTCTAATTGGGAAAGAATTTCCCGGCGGCGTGAAGGCTGCGGTATATCGCTGAACCCCAGCAGTAACCCGAAAATCCTCAATACGCCCGTCAATCGAATTTGCATCACCAAGTATAATTTGTGCGGATGCACCAGGAAACACATTTCCAATATATGTATCTGCTGAAGTCCCATTCATCCATAGTGTTGACGTTGTTCCGTCATAAGTCACAGCAACGTGTATCCACGTTCCAGTGCTTAATGCACCGAATGCAGTCAATCTCTCACCTGATCCAAATTGCGCGATTCGGAAATCGGTGTTTGAACCTCCGGCACCGCCACCAGCTTCAATCGCACCATAAGTTACTCCACCACTAATGTACCGAAAGAATCGTGCTTCGTTACGCAACGTGTCTAAATAGACCCAGAACTCAACAGTGTACGCAGGGCCTAAACCTAATACTTCAGTTGCTCTTGTTGCCGCAGTATCACTGGTTCCATCTAGCTCAATAGATGCGCCCGCAAATTTTACAACACCAGTGTCCGTTTG